ATCACGTGCAAGTTTTTCCCAACTTTCTGATTTCGAGTTATCAATATGGGCGCTAGAGGATTCCAACCAAGACCGGACAGCAAACGCGGCACCGTCGCCAACGGCGGCGTCATCCCCGAGCCGATCCAGGAAGACATCACCCCGCCCGTCTGGTGCAAATCCGATCGGCTGAAGCTCTTCCAAAAGCTCGTCGCCGAGAACCGCGCCGCGGGCGTGGCTATCCGGCAGGTGGACGCAGACCAATACGCCGAACTGGCCGACGCCATGATCGAGCGGCGGAACGAAACCGACGGCCGCACGAAACTGGCCTGGGGCCGGCAGATCGACGAACTACGCAGCCAGCTCAACATCGGGCCGCGCAACCGGCAACGGGCCGGAATCAAGGACACTCGTAAGCCGACGGCCGTAAACCCGACGCTGGCGATTATTGCACGTGCAAAACAACGAGGGAACATGGTTTGACGCTGAGGCTGTTGACACCGCCTGCGCCTTCGCTGAAACGCTGACACTCACGAAGTCCACAAAGAGTCGGCGCCCTGAGCCGCTGGTACTCCTACCGCACAGCAAAAAGCTGGTGGCTAACATCTTCGGCTGGAAACGGGCCGACGCATCGCGGCTGATCCGCAAGGTGTTTGCCTCATTCGGCCGCAAGCAGGCCAAAACGCAGACCGCCGCCATCATCGCGCTGATCGTGTTTTTCCTGGACCCCGAGCCTGAGCAGGAACTGTACATGGCCGCGACAGACGCGCCGCAGGCGTCGATCTGCTTCGAGGCCATCTGGTCGATGATTCGCACGAACCCAGCGCTGCTAGAGTTGGTCGAACCGACGCTCTCGCAGAAAAAGATCGTCCACCGGGAAACCGGTTCGATGATTCGGGCGCTGTCCGCTGACGGCAAGGGAAAGCACGGCTACAACCCTTCGCTCGTAGTTTTTGACGAGCTCCACGCCTGGGGGCCAGCCGAGCAGGAACTACTGGCCGCGCTCACCACCGGCAGTATGTCGCGCCGGGAGCCGCTGGAAATCATCATCACGACGGCCGGAAGTAGCCAAGAAACAATCTGCTACCGCGAATACGAATACGCGCGCCGGGTTCTCTCGGGCGATGTCACGGACCCCTCCTACCTGCCGCTGATCTACGAAGTCCCAAAGGACGCCGATTGGACCGATAAAAAGCTCTGGCCGTTGGCGCTCCCGCTGCTTGAAACCGGGCACCAGAAGATTGAAGAGTACGAGCGCAAGTTTGACGAGGCCATGGCCCGCCCGGACCTGCAAAACCAGTTCCGGCGCCTGTACCTGAACCAGTGGACCTCCGCAGAAACCCAATGGATTCCGATTCACGAATGGGACGCCTGTGCCTCACCAACACCGATTGACTGGGCTGAACTTCGCCGATATCCTTGTTACGGCGGGCTCGACCTCGCCGCGGTTCACGATCTCACGGCCTTCGCGCTGTGCTGGCCAGTGGGCGAAAAAGTTTACTACAAAGTCTGGGCATACCTGCCCGGCGAGCGTATCGAGGACCGGAGCAAACGCGACGGCGTGCCCTACGCACAGTGGGCGGCCGACGGCCACATCCGGCTTACGCCGGGAACTACAACCGACTGGCGCTATGTCACCGCCCACATCAAAGAACTGGCCGACGAGTACGACATCAAGGCCATAGCGTTTGACCGCTACGGGGCGCGCGACACCGCCCGCGAATTGCAAGACGCCGGCCTAGACGTGATCGACTTCGGGCAGGGCTACCAGTCAATGAGTCCAGCGTGCCGGCGGTTTGAAAAGCTGGTCTACGACCGGGCCGCCGTACATGAAGGCTCGCCGCTGGTCCGCTGGTCCGTTGACTGCACGCAGATCACGCAGGCGCCGGGCGACCTCATCAAGCCGGTGAAGCCCGAGCGCATGAAGAATTCGAAGCGAATCGACCCGGTGATTGCCATTGCGATGGCTACTGGGATTGCGATTATCACCACAGACAAAAAATCCATCTGGGAAACGAGAGGAGCGCCAGTTTGAACACATTCGGGAAACTACTAGTGAAGCTGGGCGCTACACCTCCTCCAGATAACGACTTTTGGTATCAGCCTGTAAACGCCCCTTATGGCTCATTTCTTGCGCAGTACGCGAGCGGCGACACGGCGCTCCGTATCTCTGCGGTGTCCGCTTGCGTCTCCCTGCGGTCTGAAACCATCGCTTCCTTGCCCTGCCAGGTGTTCAAGCGCACGAAAGACGGGCGCGAAGCCGACCGCAACCACCCTCTATACCATATCCTCCACGACTCGCCCAATGAGGACATGAGCGCGTTTGAGTTTTGGCAGACGTGCGAGCAAGACCTCTGCATTGACGGCAATTTCTACGCCCGTATTCAGACCGACGGCCGCAACGACGTTTCCGGGCTGTACCCGCTTGACCCGTCGAAGATGGACGTGCAGCGCGATAAGCAAACCGGCATCCTCGTCTATCTCTACAAGGACGGGCCGACCGTCACGCCGTATCTCCGCGATGAAATCCTGCATATCCCCGGCCGTGGCTACGATGGCGTGAAGCGGCTTAAAGGCATGTCACCAATTGCCTACATGGCGCAAGATATTGCCATTGCCGGCTTCCAGGAGGGCTATGCGGAGCAGTATTTCCGCAACAACGCCGCCCCGCGCGCCTATATCGCACATCCCAACACGCTTTCGCCAAAGGCCAAAGACACAATCCTCGACTACATGATGGACAAGTTCGGCGGCGTCCGCAACGCGGGCAAGCTAGGCATTTTGGAAGAGGGAATGGAGATTAAAACCGTTCCCATTAACCACACGGACATGCAATTCATCGAGGGCCGGAAGTTATCAGTCGAGGCTATCGCCCGCGGCTACCGTGTCCCCCCGCACAAGATCGGCGAATTGACCCGCTCGACCAACAACAACATCGAGCACCAGGGCATTGAGTGGAAGACCGACACCATCGGACCGGAGTGCAAGCGCATCGAAAGCCGTTGCAATATGCAGCTCCTGGGGCCACGCGAAGGTAGCCGGTATTTCGTGGAGTTCAATCTTGACGCGCTGATGCGCGGCGATAGCGCGGCGCGCGCGGCGTTCTACTCCTCGCTCCGCAACATCGGCGCGCTAAACGCGAACGAAATCCGGCAGTTTGAAAACTTGAACGATTACCCGGGCGGCGAAGTGTACATGGTGCAGGGCGCGATGATCCCGGTGGCGATGGCCGGGGAGACACAACAGAAGGCGGTGGCGCAGTGAAAACGACATTCATTCTAGGCGGGCAAGTCCTCGCCGAAAGTGCCGACGCGAAAGCACCGCGCGAGATCATGTTCTACGCGGGCACGCCCGTGCTACGCACCGACGGCCGGAAGATGTTCCACCTTTCGTTTTCCATGGAACCGGACGCGGTGGACCTTTCGCTCTTGAACAGCGGCCGGGCTCCGTTCGTTGTGGATCACGTCGAAGATATCGACCACACGCTCGGCGTGATCGAGCGCGCCGAAATCAAAGGAACCGGTCGGGCCTTCGTCCGCTTCTCAGACCGGCAGGAGATGGCCGGGCTAATTGGCGACATCAAAAGTGGCGTGCTCGCCAACGTCTCCATGGGCGCGCGAATCACCGGCGAACTCGTAAAGGCCGAACCGGTCGAAACTGGCGTTCCGCACCTTCGCGCTACCAAGTGGCAGCCGTTCCACGTCTCGCTCGTCTCGCGCGGGGCTGACCCATCCGCCCAATTTCTGAGTGACTGCCAAATGGAAGTACCGGCAGAACTTTTCACCGACCTCTCTGCACCCACTGGCGCGGCCAGCGAAGCAGATCAGAGCGAACAAAAGGCACGCCTGGTGCTGCAGATCAAGCAACGCCGTTTCCGCGTCCTTGGCCGCTAACCAACAACCAACCCGCGCCACAAGCGCAAAGGGGCAACCATGAAAAAAAAGCTACTCATTGAGAAGCTGGCCGCAACCACGGCCGAATATGAAGCGCTGCTGAAGGCGTCCGACGCCGCCGCCGATATCGTCGCGCACCTCGCCGCGGTGGACGCCAAGGAAGCCGAACTGAACACCGCCAAGCAGGAACTGGCCGCGGTCGAGGCGCTGGAAGCCAAGGCGAAGGCCAACGCGACGCGCGAACCGGGCCGGGTGACCAGCGACAACGAAGCGAAGCGCCCGTTTGCCAACTTCGGCGAGCAGCTTTCCGCGATCGCCTATGCGCAGTCTCCTGCCGGCTCTTTCCATGGCCAGGGCGGGCGTGTTGATAAGCGCCTGTTTGAGCAGAACCTCGCCGCTTCCGGTGGCTCGGCTACGGTTCCGGCCGACGGCGGTTTTTTGATCGGTACGGACTTCTCGACGGCGTTGCTGGCGAAGGCCCGCGAATCCGCGAAGATTCTGCCGTTCTGCAAAGAGATTCCGATTGGCGAAGGCAGCGATAGCGTTGAACTGCCGTTCATTGACGAAACCAGCCGCGCGACCGGCTCCCGCTGGGGCGGCATCCGGGTTTATCGCACCTCCGAAACCGATGCGCCGACGTCCACCAAGCCGACTATCAACCGGTCGGAGTTGAAACTGGAAACCCTCAAGGGGCTTGCCTACGCCTCCGAGCGCCAACTGCGCAATGGTCCGGCCTACGCCTCCATTCTGGAAGACTCCTTTTCCTCTGAGTTCGCGTTCACGGTCGATAACGAGATCTGGCGCGGTACCGGCGTCGGCCAGTGCCTCGGCTTCAGCACCGCCGCCCATGAAGGAACGGCGTTGCTGGTGAGCGTGGCGAAGAAGGCCGCGCAGACCGCCGCCACCTTCGTCATTGAAAACGCCACTGCCATGCTGTCCCGTCTGCGGACGGTCCCCGGATCGAATCCGGCGTGGTTCCTAAACCGCGATGTCGTCGGCCAGCTTCCATTGATGACCGTCGGCCAGATGCCGGTCTTCCTTCCCAATGGCAACGCCGCCGGCTCGCCGTACTTCGGTACGTTGTTCGGCTATCCGGTCGTGATCGTGGAGCAGGCAGAAACACTCGGCACTGCAGGCGACATGGTTTTAGCCGACTTCAGCCAGTATGTCGTCATCACGCAGGGCGCCGGGCTCCGCTCCGCGACGTCCATGCACGTCCGCTTTATCTACGACGAGATGGCGTTTAAGTGGTCCTACGACATCAACGGGATGCCGTCGATCAAAAAGCCCATCACGCAATTCAAGGGCAGCAACACCGTGTCGCCGTTCGTCACGACCGCCGTTCGCGCCTAATCCACCGGAGGGCGGCTAACTACCGCCCTCGCCTACAAAACCACAAGGAAAACTCACTATGCGTTACGAATCTCTCGCTACCAAGCATGTGATCAAGGGCCTGGACCCGGTGGCCGATGCGTTCGCCGGTACGACCGGCTCCGATATCGTGGACATCACCGGGCACCAGTCCGCCACCTTCATCATCTACAAGGGCGTGGGCGCAACGGGCACCTCGACGGTAACCGTCGAAGCCTGCGACGACGTTACCCCGTCCAACACGACGGCGGTTCCGTTCTACTACCGCGCCATCACGTCCAATGACACGAACGGCGCCATGACGGCTGCCACCACGACTGGCTTCGCCACCACGGCGGGCAGTTCGCAAGTCTACGTGGTTGAAGTGGACGAGCAGGAGCTGGCCAGCGCCGGGTACAAGTACGTGCGGCTCAAGATGGTGGAAGTTGTCGATTCCCCCGTTCTGGGCGGCATCCTGATCGTGCTGAATAACCCCAAGTTCGGCTACTCCACGACCAACTCCGTGATCGACTAGTCCGCTTCTCTCTCTCCGACCTGGGGCGGCTCCACCGCCCCTCTTTTTAGGCATACAGCAGGGCGTCAATTGACCCAGCCGACAAAACTGCGCCACAAGTGCACGTAATCGGAACGGGGAACGATCGCCAAGCATTTGGCCCGACCTCTTCAGGGCTATCCCAAATAACATCGTGCGGCCGGTGGCACGTCGGGCACTCAACACGATCAGGCATAGCCAATTATCCCATGACCTCCCACGCCTACCAACTCGTCGCAGCGCCAACCGAATTTGCCATCACCGATGCGCAGATGGAGGCGCACGCGCGCGCTGCCGGCCAACCAGCCGAGCAGTACCAACCCTACGTGCGGGCGGCGCAGGCGTATGTGGAAACGATCACCGGGCGCAAGCTGGTGACGCAGACGTGGAAGTGGTTCCTCGACGGCTTCCCTTACACCGACCGGCTTACCCTGCCGTTCGGCCAACTCCAGTCAGTAACTCACGTCAAATACACCGATACGGCGGGCACACAGACGACGTTTTCCGCTGACTACTGGGAAGTATCCACCGCCCGCGATCCGGGCGTCCTTGCCCTGTCCTACAACCAATCCTGGCCATCTACAACTCTGCGCGTCCTCGACCCTATCGAAATTCAGTTCGTTTGCGGGTGGACCACGGCAGCCGATGTGCCATATGAGATTCAGGCGGCTATTCTACTCATCGCTGCGCACCTCTACGAGCACCGCGAAGATGTCGTCCTCGGCAACTCTGCCAGTGTCGAAAGCAAGGCGCTGGAGCTCGGCAGCCGGGCGCTGTTGGTGAATTGGAGGATCTGGTAATGCGCTCCGGCACCCTCCGCCACTGGCTCCTGATCGAACAGAAAAGCCTATCCGTCGATGCCAACGGCGACCGCACGGAAACATGGTCCACCTTCTCCGAGTGCTGGGGCTCCATCGAAACCAGCGGCGGGCGCGAGTTCTTCCAGGCGAAGCAAACGATTTCCGATCTCTCGCACTCCATCACGGTTCGCTACAAGGCCGGGTACACGCCAGACATGCGCGTGAAGTTCACGGACGCGAAGAACTCCGAAGCCGTCCGATACTTCAACATCCGCGCCATCGCCAACCCGGACGAGCGCAACGAAATGCTTGCGCTGCAATGCTCTGAGGTCACGATTTGAACATCAAAATCGAAGGGCTCACGGAACTCGCCGGGCAGCTTGAAAAGCTCAAGAAAACCGCGCAAGGGGCAGAAGTGCGCGCGGCGTTGCTCGACGGGGCGAACCTCATCAGCGACGCGGCTAAAGCTCGCGCGCCAGTGGCACCCTACGCGACGAATTACCGCGGCCGCGCCATCGCACCGGGCGGGCTGAAAAGATCGCTCTCCGCCGCTGCTGGGCGGCAATTCAAGAACTTCCTGCAAGCCTACGCCTACACGCTCAAGCAGGCGGCACCGCACGCGCATCTGGTTGAGTTCGGAACGAAGGCGCACACGGTCACGCCGAAGGATAAGAAGTTCCTCATGTTCGGCAACCTTTTTAAGCGCTTCGCCAAGAAAGTGCAGCACCCCGGCAGCCGCCCTATCCCGTTCTTCCGTGACGCTATCCGCGCGCAGCGCAACAACGTGAAGCGGCTCCTGGAATCCCGCGTGAAGGCCGCATTTGACGCGCTCGGGCGGGCCGCATGAGGATCTACCAGGCGCTCTACAAGTACCTCCAGACCATATCGGCCATCACCGACCTGACCGGTACGCGGGTGTACGACATGCACGCCGATCAGGGCCGCGTGGTGGACTATCCGGCCATCGTCATCGAAGTGATCGACTCCGCGCCATTCCACTCCATTGGATCGGCCGCACCGACGGCAACACGCCGCCCGGTGGCGCTGTATTGCATGGCGCAGGGCAACCCGAAGGCCGCCGAAGACCTGGCCGATCTGGTCTACACCAACGTCGTTAACCACGCCGCCGAAATCACCACCGCGGCCGGATCGCTGACGGTTCACAGCACGCACCTCAACGGGCGGCGCAATGAGTTTGAACACGACCTGGAGACGAGCGCAAAGCTCTACTCCGTGGTCCTTGAATTTGACATCATCCACGCCATTTAGGCGCGGGTGCCGGCGGCACGTCGTGAGATGTTCCGCCACCCACTTCTAGCTATCGCCGTGAGGCGAAAGGAGCCACTATGGCTGTAATGGTAGGCAATGCCGCCGCGCTCAAGATCGGCACAAACACAATTGGCGAGATGGACAATTGGTCCCTCGACGTTCAGACCGGACTCGAAGAGACGCAGGCCTTCGGCGACACCTGGAAGGAACGCACCTCGACCATCAAGGAATGGAGCGGCAGCGGCTCCGGCCGTCTCGACACCGCCGATACCAACGGCCACATCGCGCTGAAAACCGCGTTTCTCGCCGGCTCCACGGTCGCCATCCGCTTCTACGTGGACGGCACGATCTACTACAGCGGCAACGCCTTTGTTCAGGCGTCATTCTCCGCGCCGGAAAACGGCATCATCACCGCCTCCTACACCTTCACCGGCACCGGCGCGCTGTCCTACACCTAAGGAGCCATCATGGCCGTACTCGCAGGAAACG